TGGAGACACAAGACCCAAAAGCGGTCACGGCTCAGTAAGGCGCGCGCTGGCAGAGATCGTTGTTGCCACCGGTTACTGGCCGTCAGAGATTACATTTGAGGCAGATGATATGAACGCCGTGATCGAGATACTTAACAAGCAACGCGGCAGCCGCTAATGGCCGCCTCACCAGTGCACGCGGTCAACATCACTGGCGTACAACAAACACTAAAAGCACTCAACTCATTTGATAACCGTTATCGCCGCCAAGTAACTAAAGACATTAAAAACGCTGGCGATCAGATCATCAATGAGGCTCGATCAATGGTCGCACATTTTGATAACTCGCTAATGAACGGTGCACCGCTCTCTGGCATGGTGCGAGGCCGCGAGAAAAATTGGAAAACGAGTGCAGTGCAGGCAGGGTTTAAGGTCAAGGTTGGTGTGCGCGCAAGCAAAGAGCGCTACGTCAACTACCAGCGCGGCGGCATCCCTAGTGGGCCTAAAGGTCGAGGTACAACAGGCACATACACAGAGCAAGTCGTTTACGGTTCTAAGCCATACCAGTTGATGGTTGTGCAACAGGCTGATGCGGCTGGTGCGATCTACGATCATGCAGGCCGTCAAACTAATAGCACGTTTGTGACCAATCTTGATACTGAGGTAGGGCCAGAGCCGCGCGCAATAGACGTTGCCATAGAACGCAATAAAGAGGCAGTCATAGACAAAGTGCGCCAAATAGTACAGACTGTAGAAAACCTAATCAGCAGAGACATCGAGGCGCAAAGTGGCAATTAACATCCCAATCATCTCAAGCCTTGACAGCAAAGGATTTGAGAAAGCCATCCTGCAAATTAAAACGCTGGAAACCACCAGCGAAAAAGCAGGCTTTATTGCAGGGAAAGCATTTTTGCCAGCCGTTGCCGCAATGGGTGCACTCACAGTTGCAGCCGGGTACAGCGTTAAGGCAGCCGTTGAGGATGAGGCAGCACAAGCACAACTTGCGCGCGCACTTGTTAACGTCACAGGCGCTACCGATGCACAGATTGCCTCAGTAGAGAAACAGATCAGTGCTATGCAAATGGCAACTGGTGTTGCAGATGACGAATTAAGGCCAGCGTTTGCATCGTTGTTGCGTGGCACAAACAATGTGGAGTTGGCAACAAAAGGTTTAAGTCTTGCAATGGACATATCAGCCGGAACAGGTCAAGATTTGGCTGGTGTATCAGACGCGCTCGCTAAAGCGTATGGTGGCAACTTCAAGGCACTCAAACAATTGTCACCAGAGATTTACGGCATGATCAAAGATGGCGCATCACTTGATGATGTGATGTCTGCTCTTGCTGGCACGTTTGGTGGCTCTGCTGCAACGGCTGCAGGTACAGCACAAGGACAATTCAAGCGGCTCAATGTGGCGCTTGATGAGGCTAAAGAGGCAATTGGTAAAGCATTGCTGCCGGCTGTTACAACAATTTTGCCATACCTGATTACGTTTGGAAATTGGGCAGCAGATCACGTCAGCATTTTGATGGGCGTTGGCACAGCAATTGCCGCGATTGCTACAGCACTTATTGGTTTTAAGGCTGCACAAATTATTGCTAACGCGGTCACAGTTGTAACTACAGCACTTAACTGGTCTCTTGCTGCTAGCGCTGCTGCTGCAAATACGGCAATGACTCTTGGCGTTGGCGCGGCTGCTATTGCTGCCGGTCTTGTGGTTACAGCCGGCGCGTTTCTTGTTTACAAGAACGCGACTAAGTCTGCTACTGAGGAAACAGGAAAGTTTAAGGAACAACTTGGCCCAATGCTCGGCCCTGAATTAACCAACACGTATGAAAAAGTACAAAAAACTGGTGGCGCTGTTGACAACATGGCAGACAAAGTTAAAAAAGCATCAGACGCATTAAAAACATATATGGTGGCAGCGCTCAAGGATGCACAAAGCGCGCTCGATGATGCCAAAAATACGTTTAACGATTTTGCAACAAATGTGTCAGACGGTCTAAAAGATGCGTTTAGTTTTAAGGATGCTAAAGACGCTGGCGATGAAACTGGATTAGGTTTCTTACAAGGTTTACGCGACCAAGTAAAAGGCATCAAAACATACAGCGACAACGTGAGCGCATTGCTCACAATGGGATTATCACAAGACTCATTAAAGGCCGTGCTTGATGCTGGCGGTGAGTCTGGTGCAGCCATTGCAGCCGAGTTGATTAAGGGTGGCTCTACAGCAATCTTGGAAACTAACGCGCTAGTTGAGTCAAGCAAAGTGGCAGCCGCAATTATTGGTCAACAGGCTGCTCAACAGTGGTATGGCGCTGGTGTGTCTAACGCGCAATCATATTTGCAAGGTGTTGAGGCGGCATTTGCTGAGGCACAAGCACGCCTAGCCAAAAAAGGTCTTAAGATCGCAGACATCAAAGGCATCTCAGCATCGTTCAGCGAGTCTCTTGCAGGCCCATCAGTAACACCAATCAGCATGGCAACACGGCCAACAGATTACGGTGCACCGGGTAGCGGTGTAGTAATTAACGTGAGCGGTGTTATGACCAACGCACAAACAGGTCAAGCCGTACTAGATAGCCTCACACAATACACACAGGTGTACGGCCCACTTAACTTGGCGATCAGGTAATGGCTGGTGCAACCGTCATCTCTGGCGGCGATTACCTACTAGAATTATCCACAGGTTACGACTCATCAGCGTTTTACTTAGATGACTCAACGCTTAACAGCACTGCCGTATTAGATGGCGATGGTTTAGATTATGTTGACATCTCAAACCTTGTACAAGACATCACAATTAATCGAGGTCGCAAACGACCACGAGATGTATTTGGGCCGGGACAAATGGCGGTGTCAATTAACATACCGAAAACAAACCGCAACCTAGACCCGTTCAATACCTCTAGTCCGTATTACAATCAAGTCACAGAGCAACCCGGACTAGCACCACTACGAGACATCAGGTTAAGTCGCAACGGTGATCGCATTTTTACAGGCAAAATCACCACATTTAACCAGACCTACACAATGGATGGTTTGACCCAATATGCGGTATTTGCTGCAGATGACATTTATACGCTGTCACAAGGTTTCCTACCTGAAACAGTTACCAGCGCTCAAACCTCATCAGCGCGCATTACAGCCGTTTTAAGCGCCGCAAACTACACAGGCAGTACATCGTTGACAGCCAGCCCAGTAACCACGCTAGGCGCTTATACGATTGCCTCAGGCACAAACGTAAACGCCTATCTAAACCGCATCCAAGACGCAGAACAAGGTCGCATTTTTTGCTCTAAAACAAACGTCTTAACAGCCCAATCACGCACAGGTACAACCCTCACGCCGTCTATTGGCACGTTTACCGACTCTGGTGTTGGCTTTGATTATGACGTTTTACAAGTTGAGTTTGATCAATCACCAGTTGTCAACAATGCCAACGTCACTATTGAGGTTGCAGGAACCTTACAAAACGCCAAAAACACAAGTTCAATTAGCCAATACTTTACGCAAACAACAGCAATAACAGACAGCCTTTTAAGTACTAATGCACAGGCTGCAACCCTTGCAAGTTATTTACTTGTGCCAATACCATTGCCACGTTTTACAAGCATCTCAACCAACTTTTTGACTTTAACAAACACACAAAAAACCACGTTGTCAGCCGTAGAAATTGGTGACACAGTGACCGCAACCAAGACATTTACCAGTGGCTCACCACTTTCCATTACTCAAGACCTATCAGTTGAAGGCATCGAGCACCGCATCAACGTATCAACCGGACACAGAGTCACAATTTGGACTGCTGCCACCACAGTGCTTAGCGACCTAATTTTAGATGACATCACATACGGCATCATCAACTCAACTAACGCGTTAGGGTAATATCCAACTATGGCTATACAAACCTTTACTGCTGGACAGGTACTAACCGCCGCGCAAATGACGGCGTTGCAGGCCAACGACTACAACCAAACCGTAAGCGCAAAAGTTGCTTCTTACACGCTTGTTGCAGCCGATGTTGGTACACGTATCACAATGTCGAGCGCATCGGCAACCACCGTCACGGTCAATACTTCGTTGTTTACGGCAGGTGACAGTTTGCGTATACAAAACATTGGTACGGCGGCTTGCGTTGTCACGGCTGGTACGGCAACGGTAACCAGCGCAGGATCGTTAAGTATTCCGCAGTGGGGCGGCGGTCAGTTGTATTTCACAAGTGCATCGGCAGCGGTCTATTTCCCAGATGCCGCCACAAATAAAGTCGCACAAGTATTATCAACAACGCTTACTTCAACTTTCACAACTACTTCAACATCGTTCACCGATGTCACAGGTTTGACGGTCTCAATTACCCCATCTGCCACATCTAGCAAAATCTTTGTTGTTGCATCGGTAAGCGGTTGTAACAATGTGGGCACAACTGCTGGCGGTTGGCGTTTGGCAAGAGCAGGAACAAGTATCTTTGCAGGTGACGCGGCAAGCGTTAGGTCACTTGGAGAACAATCACCAAATTATGACCCAATAGTAATGGCAACAACTGGTTTGTCAGTTTTGGATAGCCCTAGTTCAACAAGCGCACTCACATATTCTGTGCAATGCAAAAACAGCAACGCAGGCACATTTTATGTGAACCGTTCAGCAACCGACACGGACAATGTTGGCTACTGGCGCGGCGCATCAAGCATCACAGTTATGGAAGTATTGGCATGAACATTGACTACACAGCAATTTTAAGCGCCAACTATGCAGGCAAACAATGGTCTATGAACGGCGATGACTATGACGGTTTGGTTTGGCTAGACAGCACACCAAAACCAACACAAGCCGAATTAGACGCACAATGGCCAACAGTGCAATACAACCGACAAGTAGCACAAGTAGAAACAAACCGCCGCACACAATACGAGGCACAATCAGACGGCATCTACTTTGCATGGCAACGCGGAGACGCAACAGAAATTGAATGGCGTGAAGCGGTAGCAAAGGTAAAAAGTGACAACCCGTATCCGCCAAATCCTGTTGGCTAGTTTTGTGTTTGCACTCGTCCTGACCGCTTGCGAAACAACACGCGACAACGCAGTTAAAAAAACTGTACGCAACAGTGCATTACCTAGTCATTGCGTCACGGTAAGGCAGTGTGACAATGGCTAGGGAAAGAGCAGAAATAGAATTATTACACGCACGCATGATTGTGTTTGTCGGTTGCACTATTGCAGTGACTTTTGGACTTACAGTAATTGGTTTTATTTTTGGACTTTTGTTTGTTTCACAACCTTTAGAACAATCACCCAATGACGCAGCGTTTATTGACTTGCTAAAAACATTGTCAATATTTATGACCGGCACATTGTCTGGTCTAGTTGCCGCTAACGGCCTTAAACGGAAACCTGCTGATGGCAGTAATGCCAGCCAACCCTAAAGTCATCGGGTCTAAGCCGTACACAGGCAACAGTGACGGCGCTGCCGCTGGCCCACTACCCGGCATGGATGAGTGGATCAGGCAAGCGATCAAATATGGTGGCGGCGCGTTCTGGAATAACGGCAGTTGGGGTGTACGCGATATGCGCGGCTCAACCAACCTAAGTGTTCATGCAACTGGTCGAGCAGTTGACTTGTCTTACAGGCCGTCAGAGAAACAGCCAACAGCAAACCGCAAAGCAACAATTGCGTTTATCAACATCGTGTTAGCCAACGCAAACGAGTTAGGCGTTGAGTGCGTGCTTGATTATTTCCCTAAAGCGTTTGGGCGCGGCTGGCGTTGTGATCGTCAAACATGGAAAAGTTACAGCAAGCCAGAAATACACGGTGCGCCGGGTGGCGATTGGTTACACGTTGAGGTAGCACCAGCGTTTGTCAATCAGCCGTTAAGCCTTATTCAGCAAGCGTTTAAGAGGGTATTCACCGAATTACCACAGTGATCCTCTAAGGTCGGATGACCGGCGATAAGGGGAAATGCAATATGGCTGATGCCAAAACATACGTTTACGAGGTTTACACAACTCACCTAGACACAGATCAAATGGTGTTGGTACAGATATTTCGCGACCCTGATAACGGCAAAGTATTACACGCACAAATTGCGTTTAAGAGTGCTGTCGGTGACTCTTGGCAAACGCCTTACCAATTGGAGAAAAAATGAGTTATATCGCAATCAAAATAGGTGCATGGTTTATTACAGGTTTGGCGGCATTTACATTGCTATGGGATGCCAGCAAACCACCAGAGCCAAAAATACAGTCGGGTGTTCAGATAACGACTACGTTAATCAGCATTGTGCCTACACTGCCAACAGTCGCACCAACCACCACGCTGCCGTACAAAGGCTGCATGGAATATCTAAACGATGCAATAATTGCTGGCTGGCCAATCAGCGAGTCACCAATGATCTTGCGAGTTATGCAACGTGAGAGCGCGTGCAACCCTCTGGCGCTTAACGCTAAAGACTCAAACGGCGGTAGTCGAGGCTTATTCCAAATAAACTCGGTGCACGACCGTTGGCTTAAAGAGGCTGGCATTATTAAGCAACGAGATGATCTATTTAACCCACAGGTAAATATCCTTGCCGCGTTACACCTATGGCGTAAGGTTGGCTGGTCGGCATGGGCGCTGCCCAACCCATGACCGACACACCATATCCCGAACGCGGCATCACTCAAGAAACGAGACGAGCAATGTATCCCGATAACTACAGTGACAAATTAGGCAAAGTGTTTGGCGAAATGATAGATGATATTGTGCGACCTAACCATAAGCCTCGACCCATAGACCGACTTGATGACCACACAATCTTGCTTGATGAACTGGTGCTGATGTATGACGCACACATGACCATTGGCGGTGAGCAAAACAGATTTAATGCCTCAGTAATACGCGCGGCCATCAATGTCATTAAAGCGCTGTAAATTATGTGGGCTAATGATGCGCGGCACACATCACGCAACCAACCCGAGCAAAGTGTTGTGGTGTCATCCCGGCTTAAAAGCGTGTGCTAAAGTCAAACCAATAAACCCGACTAAGGAGACCCGACATGAGAACGAGTGACCATCCATCCTTGCCCTACAACGGCAAAAGCGGCCACGTTGCAGCATCTAAAACATCTACAGCGCGAGCATTACATGAGGATGCAACAGGTGTTACAGGTAAACGCCAAATAGCCATACTTGATGTCTTAGACACGGCAGAGTTTGGCAAAACATGGTCAGAGTTAGGCAACGATCTCAACCTGCATCACGGTCAAATATCAGGCGCACTTTCAGTACTACACAACGCTGGTCGAGTGTTCGCATTACGGCGCGAACGAAACAACAGCCAGATTTACTATCACTGCAAATATCGCACATCATTTGGCGATTACGAGCGCTTAGATTTTCCAGTTAGGACAGCACACGCACAAGCCACAGACGCGCTAGAGGCACTCTTGCTGGCCGTAGATCGCCTCATTGAGTGCCAAACAATGGAGACAGTTGCAGCAGTACGTCACGCCAACGATATGTACAAGGCGGCCAAACATGGCGTTTGATCTTGCATTATACGAAACAGTTGCACAACGCTTAGTGCGATGGTGGACAGAGTTTGACAACGGTCGCATTATCACCACTATTCACCACTATGACGGCTCAACAATCATTATGCGCGCTGAGGGATACAACAACGAGGACAGGCTTATTGCTACCGGCTATGCAGAGGAAGTGTTTGGAAATAGTCCAGTAAATAAAACCTCGTTTTTGGAAAACTGTG